AATACCACTATACCAATTATTATCATTATTTGCGGGATTATTATCGAATTCAACAAGTAAAAAATTATTATGTATACTCGTATTTGTAATTGTATATTCACCATCAACACCATCTATATCAACATTCATACCAACCGTAATATCATTACCACCTAAGTGGTCTTCTTTTAACTTACTATATTGACTTATCGAATATGTTTGGTTATTCCAATGTTGGAAGATACTAGTAGTAATACCTGGTATAGTTATATCTATACTACCATCATCCCTGTCTTCGTCAATATCATCTCCCACCGTAAACCTAGCTTCAAGAGTAGTGTCTTCCGTTATAGTAATGGTAGTATTATCACTGGAAACAGATGTTATTTGATTCAAATTACCTTGTGTTGTATTCCAACTATCGAATCGATAAGCAACAGTTGGAAATGCGCTAATATTAACAACCTGTCCTGTCTCATAAAAATCTAATAAAGGTGTCACTTCTACACTACCCCCAATCTGTGGTTGAGCAGTAACAATTAATTGATATTCTTCACTAGCTGGTTCATCAGTAGTTACAACATCTGAACTTGAATCAAATTGTTGAGAATAAGGTTCTAATAAATCATCAAATTTATTTAAAAAAGAATCAGATACTTTATTTAAAAAATTAAACAGTTGTAATTTATCTAATAAATTTAGTTTTTCTACAACATCAACTGATGCTCTACTATCATTAAAATCAATAGGATTAATCCCTATAGTATTTACTGTGGATTTAATCAAAGATGAGTTAAAATCAATACCACCTATTGTAGCAAAATTGTCATAGTCATATAAATTAAATTCATAGTTCTTTGATGGGTTCAATAATATATTTGTTTCGAACCTTTCGTAACCACCTATACTTTCTCTCCCATCTCCTGGTGCGAAGAACGCATAGACTACACCAGAAATAGTGTAGAAACCTGGTTTTTCATAAAAGTGTTCTAATAATACAGACTCCTCTAACAACTTTGGTTTATCAGTATATTCTATGGTAGTACCATCACCCCAATTTAATTTAAATAAATAAAAACCAGTATCACCTTCATTTTGAGCATAACTGTCAAATCTATTCAAAGTGTTTCTTGTAGAGTAGTTATCTATATGACCATCTGGCGTTGGTCTTCCACTTTCTCTAGCATATAGGTAATAATTTATTTTACCCTCTGTTGCTAAATAATATTCGTTTGAATTGTTTACTTTATCATAATATTCGTCTACTCTTATTATTTCATCTTCATCGTTTGGATCTGTAACAAATGGTAGAGCATCTACAGAATATTGATAAGTTGAATAATTTCCTATGCTTGTACGATACACTATATTATCTCTAACTTCAGTTTCTAATGTTTCTAAATTACCAGTTAGATAAGGTTGAAAAGTATCTGCATTAAAGTTTATATTTTCCCAATAGTCTCTGTCATCAAGAGTTTTTGTTCCTAACTCTATACGACCATGAGTTGGTATTTCACCAACAATAGATTGGTGTGCTTCATTTCTTAAATTTTCTATGGTAGTAAATTTAGCCACTAGTAATTCACATCTGGTTCTATGTCTGTTTCTTCTATTTCACCATATTCAACTTCGATATCAAATCTATCTTGTCGATCATCTTGTTCATCCTGTTCGTCTTGTTCATCTTGTTCATCATACCCTTGCGATGAACTGACAACAATACTTAAATCACCAATCTTGTATCCACGAGCTCGTAGTAAATCACTACGACTAATTATCTCAACTTTACATTTAGCACCAAGACCACTATTAGCAACCGTAGTGTCTCCATCATCCGTTGGTAGAATATGATTCAACCAATACTGTCTGTTTGTGAAATATAGAGAATCACTATTAAGTTCTTGTTCATCGATATTTGGATTATAAGTAGCACAAATAAAATACCATTCGTTTAAATCATTAGTTGGTATTTGTGGAAAGGCGTTATGTCCCTGTGTATGACCTAGTGATGTGCTTCTTTCATTTAACCTACCAAGAGGGGGTCCCACTTCACTTTGACCAAAATGATTATCTCTAAGTATACCATTTTCATCTCTAACAATTAATCTAATATATCTATAATACTTTTCATTATATTCATTTACTTTTGTATCTAATCTAAATCCAAATCCATCTTCTTCTAATGGATTACCAAAATTAAAAAGAGTTCCTTCTGAAGTTTTACTGACGAATCTCACCCACATTGTTATGGTAAAACCATCTTCTAAAAAACTTGGTTTACCAGTATCAGGATTTACTTTTTGAAATTCTAATAGGTCATCGGCTGATGATCTTATTAGAATTGCCTGATTTGGTTTTCTTATTTTTAGAAATCCTCTTGATTTATTTACATATTCAGGTCTATTATCTTGAACCTCTTCCACTACATTATCAACATCACCAAGGTAAGTGTTAAGTCTATTTCTCATCGACTCAATAGTCTTACCTTGATTGATACTACTACCCTCTGTTTGTTCATCTAATCGTGTTATAAAAGCATTTGATTGATTTTCAAAACTGATACGAGATTGTTCGTCTTGTTCGTAATTTACTGGATTTTCCCCTATACCATCACCATCAACATCTTCAAAAAGAGGTGGTTGTCCAATCAAAGCATTAAACTCATTGAAAAAATTATCTATTTCATCTTGACGAGTTGTTTGATTAGGTAGTAATTCAAATATATTAGTATCTAATACCTCACGAGCCTTTTCAGGATTTATTTTATTACCTATTTTTGGTTTTGTTAATTGACTTAGATTTAATGCATCAGTAAAATATGGATTTGGTAATGGTTGAAATCCATCATCAGTATACCCAACAACTTCTGTTGCAATTGTTATGGTAAAAGATAATTTATTTGATGGTGAATATTTTATATCATAATTTCTTAATTTTGGTTCAACCACATCTTCCATTGACAATACTTCTTCTGGTATATCACCAACATAATCATATTCTTCTAAAGAAAAATTATCTTCTAAATTAACAGTTAATAAATCATTGTCGTAAATATACTGAGCTATATCATCGAAAGACTGTCCTTGTAGGTCATCTCGACTCTCTAATGTATTTCTATCTTTTTTATAAAAAACCAATTGTTCATTTTCAGTTCTACCAGTCTGTTTCTTCCCACCACGAATAGTAGTTTGCATTGACAATATTTGTTCATAAGTTAATGTATTATTTCTAAGCCATAATTTATAAAAAATATCACTTACTTTTTCTCTTACACTTAATATAGTAGGGGGTGGAAGTACAACATAACCACCATCAGTTTTCTCATCTAATATTTCTTCATCCAGTTGTTCACCTTGTTGATATCGAATAATTACTTCATCAGGATTTATTTCATGGTTTGTATTAAGCACACCTACACCAATCATAGCAGTACCATCATGGTGAAGATGATAAGGTCCTATATATGGTTCACGAGAGTTTTCAAAAATCCAACCATAAGGATTAGCTAAACTAGGAATCATCGCCGTTAATCCAACCTGTACTATTGGATTAAAACTCTTCATACTTGCTATACCTGTATTAGCCCTAAACCAACCTGGCGTATCTGCTGTTTCTAATGAACCAGTAGGTTGTTGATCTCGATTCATAGCTCCATTTATTTCAAGATCATAGTCATGGTGGGCAAGAATCATGGTGGTCGACACCCTATGGTGATAATAATAAGGTTTACCGTCCGGGAAGCCGTTCCTTGACTCATTTGTTATAGTATCTGGACTAAGTACATAATCTCTATCAACAACATAGAACTTATCAGGTTTATTAATCCAGGATCCACGAAGAGTTATTGCCTGACCACCTCTCTTCCAGACTCCAGTACCTTGTGCTTCGTCAGAGTAGTATTTTTCATTCCCTCGTCCAACTAAACCTGGCTGATCATTGGAGTATAAAAATACTTGATAGTCCCACAAATCCCCTGAAGGGGGGAAGGGTTCAGGAGGATTTTCTAATTCTATTAAAACACTATTAGGGGGAAGATTCAGATTAGAAAGGAGTTCGGAATACTCAGATAAAGATGGCATAACTATACCCTCAAGATAAATTCAAAATCGTCATCATATATTATTTTTTGATTATCATTGTGATTAACTTTTATCAATATTTTATAAGCACGATTTGGTTCAAAACCATTTAAGTCTTGCATAAAGTATGGTGAAGTTGAATCACAACTCATTGTCGTATAAGCACTAAATGGAACAACCGATTCATTAGTTGCTAAATCAATGATTGAATAAGAAGCACTACCTTCAGCAAAATAACTACCACTTACAGTTTGAACTGATGTTGTAAAACTTTTATTAATATATCGTTTACGAGCACCAAATCTAAACTTAACAGTTTCATTCTCCTTGTATGCCTCTCTAACATGTATTGGATAGACATAATTTTCTACTGTACCAGACAAATCCAAGGCAGTTAAACTACCAGTATTTGAACCAGTTGCAGGGTGATGATCATCCCACCTCAATTCTATCTTAGGACTATAGATTGTATTAGTCTGTCTTGAAAAGAATTTTAAATCTTCAAAACTACCACTAGATGTCTCTCTACTACCAGATAATCTTAATAGTAATCCATAATTATTATTTTCACCACTAAACCATTTCTTTGCAATAGAAGTTATATCCATATTTATATCTGGAGATTCTGATGAAAAAGATTGTGTTACTTCATCACCCGCGATGTAACTTCCACCAGCAGTTGCCCAAGTGTTTTGTACTAAAGCTCTATTCTGTCTATACTTCCAACTACAACCATCAGTAGTCTTTGGTCTATCTGATTCTTTTCCTACACCCTCATCCCAAGACTCACTTATCGGATAAGCTGCGATAGTATAGTCTTCACTTAAACCACTTGTACCTTCAGTCTCCCACAACTTTAGATGAGTTTTATAACTACTTGGTAAATTAGATCCAGTTATATAATTATTAATCTCATCCGCATCAAATTGTATTAATACTCGGGTTTGATAATGAAAATCTCTATTAAAAAATACCTTTTTTAATTCAAGTATCTCATCTTGACCAGTATTCTTATCCGTGTAATCTTCATTAGTAATTGTATTTGAACCACTATTTAAAAAAGTATCTTTAGTAGCAAAAAAATATCTATGCATTATACCACCTTCCCATATATATCTGTATCAGGATTTCTTAATTCAAATACGGATGGTGTTAATGATGGTCTTATAATTCCATTTTCTTCGGCCGGTTCAAATTCATATGTAAAGCCATAACCACTTTCACCACCAGACACACCACTACCGTCTGCGTTATAACTAGCTAATATTCTATTTTTTACCCCAACTTCATTTGCATCTTGAAAAAGTTTTAATTCTTTAATTCCAATTACACCATCCAATCCTAATATATTATACTGTAACTCATTTAAATTAATTGATTGTCTAAATTGCATTTTTTCTATTTTAAAGAAATCTTTTATAGTATTAATGACTTGTATTTTCACATCACTTGAATTAGATCTTCTATCCGAATTAACTTCAAACTTAACTCCAAAATTGATATTATATCCAGAAAATAAAGTATCACCACCACCCTCTAACTGAAATCCATGATCTAATTGGTCATTTATCATTCTATATTGATTTAAATAAATCATAATATTTCTTAATACTAATTCAGGAGTTTGAACTAATTGTTTATTTTGATTATATGATAAGGTACTTACAAACAATCCACCTTGATCATCAATTCTTTCAACATAACATTTAGCGATATTACCAAACTTTGCTGGAAGATTTAATATCCTGGCTTGATAATCTTGACGAGTAACACATCTATTTTGTGAAGCAAAAAATGCTTTAGCATTATGTCGGATTTCTTCAACAGTCTGACCATCAGTACCACCGACTGCTGGTTCATCATTTGTTACTGTAATTCCAGTAGTACCATCATTTATAGAAGTCAACTCACCAACTTGGGCATTTGAATTAGATCCACCACCTACTCTATATTTTACAGTTAAAATTGTATTCGCTGGTGTTTCACCCATATTTAAATTGTTTGTACTGAGTAAATCATTTACATTACTATTAATTGTACTTATCGGTTGACCATTTAATGTCAAACCAGCTTGCTCTATAGTTGAAAATATACTCGTATTGGATGAACCCGTCACATTAAATCTATACAACCCATTACCAAACATTAATTTAGTTGAATTAGTATCCACATCAAAACTAGTTACAAATTTTTTATTTGTATTTATATAATCCAATGTATAGGGAATTGATACTAATGAAGTTTCTGTTATATCTCCTTGGTCGTAACCAGTATCTCTCTCGTTATCATCAGTATAATGTGTTTCTTTTAAAATTCTTTCTTGTGAAAGATAATCAACCTCGTACCATTTTTCTCCCGAAGAATCAGTACAATCTAGTATTTCAATTACATTATCTTCAGCTAAATTTAATTCTAAAAATTTTGTGGGACTTGTTATAGTAAATTGTTTTGTTTTGGTTTGAGAGGAAATAGCTTGAACATATCTAGTTAAAGTATAATTCGCAGCCTCACCACTTGCATTAAGAGATGGTGCACTTACTGGTGGTGTATCAATAGAGCCAGATATAGAAAAATCAACTACACCCGTAGTTTCAAATAATAATTCACTATCTATATTAGATTTAATTTGCAAACCAGGTAAAATTGGATCTGGAGCGTCACCGTAAACGGGTTCACCAGTTGTACTGTCAGCACCTATAGTTGCAGTTACCTTTAACCTAACAGTTGATGGTGTTTTATTTGATGTTTTATACCCAAGAAATTCAGCTAATCTAACTACATTTCTTCTTTCGGTAGCTGTTGATAGTACATTTTCTTTGTAATTATAATCAACATAATAACTCAATACATCACCAACATAACTGGCTAATTCAATCAACATCATACCAGGTGATGTTTCATTAAAATCTTTATATGTATCAGGAAAATAAGACTTTGTGTATTCAATCAAGTCAGCCTTGATTGTAGAAAAATCTTTACTTGTATATTTTATATTACTTGCCATATTTTATCCTCAATCAACACCATCAAATTTCACATTAACACTTTCCAATGAAGATGAAGATCTTTTAATACTAAATTCTATATTAATATTCACTTGATTGTTATTCTGATCCTGATTAATATTTATACCCCTCAAATCTACAAAAGGCAACCATCTTTCAAACACATCAACAATATTATTTTCAATTTGTATTGTAGTATCTTCTGTCATTTGTTCAAATAATAATGTTTTTAAATTCATTCCCAATGTCGGTTGAAAAACTCTTTCACCCTGTTCAGTTTTTAATAATAATTTTATATTATTTTTTACCGACTCAACTGTTGTTTTAGTAGTCTTAAAATATCCATCTTGATTTGGTACGAGTGCAAATGGAAAGTCAATCCCAACACTTACTCGTGTATCTTGATCCTCAACAAATTGACTTTTTCTTCTATCAAGTATTGGCATTATACAACTCCGCTTTTATCTATGTTTTCATTCTTATCAACTTTAACTACAGACCGAAGAGAGTTTGGTTGATCTGTAATACCCGTTGGGTTATCTTGACTAACTTTAACTGACACTTTTAATGGATTAAGATTTGGTCCCGCTGATGTTTGTATTGTTCCAGGAGCAATCATGGTATCAGCTTTTAAGTCGTGAACTCTAAAAATTAAGTCGTCAATATAATATCTTATTGATTTTGCTAGATTTTCCGATAACTTTGTTATCTTAGGATCATTATCTGCAATCTTAAAGTCTTTACTTTCCATATTACTCTTAATGGTTTGAAATAAATTTTCTTGTAATGTGTTATTTGAACTAAGCTCCATTTCTAAACTTTGCCTTTTCATCCACTTTTTTCATTACTGCTGAATAATCTTTTGTGAGTGCTTCCGCTAAATGGTCAGGTAAATTATTTGTGTTGTCTTGTACCGAATTTACTTCAGTTTCACCTTTACCTTGAACCGATGTCCAATCACCTGATTGTGCTGTTTCTTCAAGTAAAGAATCCAAAATTTTGTTATTAGTTTTGGGTACGGTAATGTTGCTATTGGTTATGGAACTGTTGGGATTGGAACTAGGTGTTTCGTTCATCAAGTTTTTATAAGTCGTATCTTCTGTCCTGACAGTTCTAGCTTTACTTTTATTAACATTATTACTTCTAACTACTACTTCTTTTAACTCTTTCCTAAGTCCAGCCATAGTATATTCTAATTCTTCTCTTATAACTTCTCTTATTAACTTTTTAAATAATGATAACTTCATTTTAACTCCTGTAGTTTTGTTCTATGTAATGATATTGACTCAAAAATTTTGTATTATTTGGTTTCGGTAAATTAGTATCATTATCTACTTCTCTAGGTTGTAATTGATTAATCACCGCCTGTATCCTATCAACCATTGGACTTGTATCTTGTTTAACAAGTGGAATAGGTACACCTTGTACTAATGCTCTTGACTCTTGTAATATATTCATAATCTCTAATAATAATACTCTTAACTCATCACCCAATACCATTGGTTGTAATTTATTCTTCGCTTCCTTTCCTATATAAATATTCTGAGATTCAATAACTGAAAAACCTTTATTCGTTATAGTAAAATTCTTACCAGCTCCGAAGTTTATATTTCGTTTTGCTGATACCGTAAAATCATTTTCTTGTGCATCAAATGTTATTCTATCAGAAAACATAATAATCTGATCAAATTCTCTCTGTTCTTCAGGAGTTGCTTGTGGTGTTCCATAATTTATTTGAAATTCATTTTCCCCATCTATAGCATCATTACCGGCATTTATTGGAAAACCAATATAACCATTTTCTTTTACTACTTTATTTACCGATAATTGATAAGGTATTGGATTTCCCTCTTCATCCCTATCAGTTGATGGGAAAAAATCTATCATAGTTCCAAATGAAAGCATCCCCAAAGCAGAACCTTTATTATTATCTGAATTATTATTTCTAATTATGGTATATGGATTTATAAAATTAGATCCAAATTGTATTGAATTACCATACCTACCTTCTAAAGTTAAATCAGAAACATTCGCTTCTACTTCAGCGTCAGAACCATCCTCTCCTATACCAGTACCAAATGGTCTATCTAGGATAATGTTTTTAATCTTGGATACTTTCTTAATTACTCTTTTTATATAATTTACATTAGATCCATCTTCATTATCTTTTATAATATCATCCATTATCATACTATCTTTATGTTTATCTGGATCATATAAAGTATCAGGACTATGATTTGGGTTGTTTAAAGTGTTTATTGGTCCTAAATAATAAAACTTATTACCTAAGTTAGTGTAGATTACCGAATCACCACGAGTTATTGAATCAGCAAAACCTCTCAATAAAGGTTGAGCCACTACCAACCCCTTGAAGGGCATTGATGGTGTAGTAAAATTCAAATGTCCTTTTAAAGTTGGTTTTAAAAGAATACAATGACTTAAATCAGTTTCAGTACCATATAATGGATAACCAACATCTATATCATTTTGATCTAATATTACCTTTTCAACATGACCATGAAAAAACTGAAACTCTGGTCCAAAAAATGTATCCTGATTAGGTATACCTAATACATTTGATCTATCTGGATTAATTCTTCCGTTAGCCATTATGAATTATACTTTTATCTAGGTCATCAGATTTTTTTTGTAATTCAGTTGCAGCATCTTCAAGTGAACTCATCAATTCTTCTTTTTCTTCATCACTTAATAGACTAACATCACTATCATCAAGTTGGTGTTTGGACATTATTCGTTGTATAACAGTTGCTAACTTTAAAAGATTGTCATCATTCTTGACAGCTACATCAAATAGTTCTTTTAAGACAGGACCAACAATTGCTATATCTTCTATTCCTTGAATGTAACCATGTACTTCTTGGATCAAAAGGTCAATCTGAGTCTTTTTTAATTTGGAATTCTCGTATATCTCTTTGGATAAATCAGAGAAGTTCTTATCGTCAAATATATTAAAATCTTTTTCCATAACATTCTATTAATAAATATAGAACGAAATAAAAGTTATAGAGATCCAGTATTATATAAATTATCTAAATGTCCTTTACTAAGGATTTCTTCTTGTATTTTAGGATATATTTTACGAAATACATTAGAGATTTGAGTTATTTTAGATGTCTTTACATCTGTCATTTCTCGTATCATTATATATAAAGCTTTTTTATTGAAATTATCAATATTATCTTTATTCCTACATAAATATAATATTGACTCGGCGACATCTTTATCTTGTTGTTTTGGAAATAAATTTTCTAAATGTTCTTCAAAATAATTAAGAGTCTTTTTAAACACCTCAACAGATGGTGATTTGTTAATTACTTCATCATCTATACCATGTTCATAAAGAGTTTCGATATCATCATGTATTTTAAGTTTTTTATAGTTAGCATTATTATTTAATATTAAATAGTTTTTAGCAACCACACTAAAATAACTAAAGGCCTTTGAACCTTTAGTTTCATCAAACTTATGCATGTTTAATACTAAATTAGAAACTACTTCTTCTTGTAAATCTCTAAATCCATAAGTAAAATAACTAAACTTAAATGTATTAATTATATTCTCAGCAAGTTTTAAAAATGCTGGGTGGATTTCTTCAGTATATATTTTATGTCTAAATCCTACATCTTCAGAACGATTATATTTTACAATGGCATCATGTACTGGTGTACCAAAATATATTTTACTTTTCTTCTTGCGTTTTTTCATCATCAACCTCGGTTTCGAATAACTCTCCTAATTGATTTCCAAGTTGTTTTATCTCTTCAAAGAAAAAACCAACTTCGTCATCGGATTCAAATGTACCTTTTTCGTCTATTAGTTTAAGTTGATGTTTTATTAATTCTATAGTATTATTAAAATTTAGTATTATTTGTTCGTATGTATTAATTCGTCTTAATGCGTAAAAAGATACTACACCCAAAAAGGACGCGATAACTCCAAGTAAAATAGTTATTGTCGTATGTAACAATTAAGATTCTTTTTCTATTTGTTTTAGTTCTTCTTCTACTTTCTCAATGACTTCAGACAGATAAGTTAAATCCTTATCTTCTTCAATCATCAATAATAATTCCCGTATCTCTTCGAGAAATATTAAAAATTCATGCACTATGATTCCCCAACAATTGAATTCTTAAATTCAATTTCAAATTCTTGTTCTTCCGCTTCATCTTCTATCATTCTACGCAAATCAGCATATTTATTAAGTTTTTGTTCTAACATTAATTCATCTTCTAAGTTTGTACCTTCAACTATGTCAAGAACATCATTAACAAATTCATTTAAATCTAATAATCTTTTCTTAACAACGGCTGAAAACTCTTTGTTTCTTGCCTGTTGTATTTCTAAATTATCAATTCGTTCAAGAATGTTATTTAAAACCCTTACGATTTGCTTTTCATTTGTTTCCATATACCCATAAATAGTGCCGCGTGTCTAAAATCGTTTATAGTTTATTGGTAAATATCCATTCCCGCATCACCAAGAGTTTCTAATTCTTCACGACCATCACAATCTGAATAATCATCTACTCCGATATCTTCAAGTTCATCTTCATTATAATACTCAAGATTAACTCGTTTATTCTTTTGGTAATTAGGATCAGTTTTCATTGTTATTTTATCAAGTGATCTCATTTGTTTTTTATCATGATTAGTCAGCATACATTCTTTCATGAATTCTGCCATATCTATTTTCTTATTCATTATTAACCTCTTATTATGTTTTAAATTTTAGGGGCACGGAAGAAAGGAAGAAAGAACCATGCCCCTTTAGAACCTCTTAAAATGAGATTCAATTCTTTGAGAACGATAACCTATTTAAGTATCCGATGTAATATACACATAAATTACATTAATGTCAAGCATTATTTTTCATATCTTGTTTAGTTTTTTTCTTATGACAAGGACGACAAAGTGTTTGCATATTATTTAACTTGTAGTATGACCAATCCAACTCTTGTTCTGATAATCCTTTTTGTTCCATCAATGGTTTAACATGGTCTAAATCCCACCCTCGTCTTGTACATTGTTTCCCACAACCATTACACTTTCCTTTATCTCGTTTCCATATATGTTTTCTTGCTTCTGTAGAATGAAAGATAATCATATAGTCTGTGGCACAATCTTGATGCCAAGTCTTTCTTGTCTTATGTATTCCATTCTCAATAATCTTTTTACCACACCAACGACATATTCCTTTTTCTTGTACATAGTAAGAATTAGGTTTAGGTGGTTTGCGAAAGTCACCATCCCATTTTTCTTTTTTCTTACCAAATGTTTTCTTATGTCTTCTACCAAATCTACTTAAAGGCATTACTTAATCTGTAACTTCTGAAACCACTCTGGTACATTCTTTTGCATATAATGATTGATAACAAAGGCTTCACATATATGAGAGAAGAACCAAACGAATGTAAGTATTGGAACATAGATTCTATAATCCAATCCAACTTTCTCAATACCTAACCAAGTTAAGAATAACATTCCTATTGTCTTGGTTAAGAATCCCATAACAGAAAATCCCAAACTCATTAGATTACCTCTTGCTATTACGACATAAATGCCCATAATCAAATGTATTAAATTTAAAACCGAGGGTGCTAAAACACCCATTACAAAATATAACGCCATTATAAGTTTCCGTATACTCGTTTTACATAAAAATTATTCTTAATATATGTTGGACTATATTTTTTCGTAACAGTAGGACCGTGACTATATGCCGTAAGTGTAGCATCCATATCATCAAAGT